CCAAATAAAACTTTAAACATTGGTCTTTCTTCTGCGAGTTTATTTAAGTTTGCATATAAAACATTATTGAAACCTTGCGATTCACTTAACACGACCATTTCAGAACCCAAGTCTGCACATAGTTTCATCGCTTTATTCTTAAGTGCTTTTTCTACAGTTGTATTACCAAATCCAATAATTGATTTCAAACCAAATTCTTCTGCAACTTTTGATACGATAACTGCTTGTGGTGAGTGAATAGAACTTGCAGTAGAAATAGTACCACCACATTCTTCTTTGATATATTCAAGATTTGTTTTTATCAAATCTCTACATTGTCTAATTTTACCACCAGTTACAAAATTTTCACCATATGGTGCATATAAATCATCTCTTTTAAAAAATATACCATTGTGTTCTTCAACTGGTGTCAAACCCTCATCATAATTTATCATACAAAAAAGTTCTCCAAAGTATTTCTTTTAATATCTTTAAACAAATCTATTTCTTTGTCTTTACTGAAACACCATACATTTTCAATATATGTTTTATTCATATATTCTGTCATTGCAGTCTTATCAAAGTTACCATCTTTATCAGAAAAAACAGCTTTACCTTGTGGTCGAGCCATTATCCTCATACCAATTTGACCCATAAAATATGGAAGTAACATATCTACAAGTTCATCACCAGAACGATACCTTTTTCCTTTTACTTTTGGATCGAGAATATTCACCATCATTACACCATTATCTGATAACGAATCAAAAGTATTTTGTGATACTGGTAAATAAAAATTATCTCTCCAAGATTCATATTCATTAAACTTGAACCATGATTGTAATTCTTGTTTTTCACCACCCTCATTGTATCTTTCAGTAGAAAAATATGGTGGTGAAGTAAATGCACAATCAACATTGTTAATTTCATTCCAAGGTAAATCTTCTGCACCACAATTATACATCTTTACAGTTTTCTTATTACCAGTAAGTTTATTCCAAAAATCAATCATCTTCTGGTATCTTTTAAATGTATTAGGATTTGGATCACAACCAATGTAATGAGTTGCGTTAGAAGCATAAAAACCTGTAAGTCTATCACCCCAACCCATAGAAGTATCTAACACAGTTTTTGCATTGGTCATATTATAAATTGTTTTCGCAACAATAGGTTTGAACTGTGTTGCAATATAAGTACCCAATCTAAATGACATTGTGTATGTATCTGGTTGTAATTCTTGTTTGTCATTTACACCTCTCCATATAGGCCCAAACGCACCCCAGATGTTATCACCCTCATTCCATCTTTTTACTGGAGAACTGAATCCATATGAACCACACGACATTCTTAAATCATTCATAAATGAATCTGCACAATAATTAAATACAGATGGACAATCAATTACACCTAATCCATATTTGTCATATGAATATTTGTAATCGTCATATTTTTCCATTACATTATCAGGTTGACTTAAGTAAGTTGTATAATCTGCTTTTTGTAATTTACGAAAATTATCAATTACTTTTTCTGTACTGAATTCTTTGAGAGGATATGGTGGTTTTTCTTTCGTAATAAACTCTGCAAGGGTTTTACGAAAAACTTCTTTACCATATTTTTCTGTGGTATTAAGAAACATGGACTTCTGCATTACAGGAAGTCCATTGTTGTTCACGCATTTTTTCAATAAATCATATAATTCTTCATTCATAATATAGAGTATACACTAAAAAATTGTTGTTGTCAAACTAACCAAAAAGAGTTTCTTGATTCTTTTCAGGGTCATCTTCTCCGTGAGCTTCATAAGGATAATGCTTGATAAGTGTATTTAATTTATCTTCTGCATCAGTTAGTTTTTTCAATTCACAATCTACTGCACTTACTAAATCAGGATGTTCTCCTACACCAACTGGATTATTCCTGTACACCTCAATGTTTGCCTTTGCAGATGCAATTTCATATTGATATTTTGCTCGTAAAGCTTTTATAATCATTCTTCTGTCCTTTTATTTCCAATATTATATTTTGTTTCTAAAATCCATTCTCCCTTTTCTTTAAATGAAATTACTTTGATTTGAGAGAGTGGTGCTTTGTTATCTATGTTACCAACTACTTCGACTAAACCCCAATCTTTTAATAGTTGAGCTATAGAATTTCTTCTTGCAATGTCATTACCTGATATGTTAGTTTGTTTGCCGTCTAGAGCAAACAACTCTTTGAAATGTACTAGGTAATAACTTCCTTGCTTGTGTAGGATGTGACAACTTTGATATAACTTTTTTTCTTTTCGAGATGCAACACCTATTCTTGAAAGTGTTTCTCTAACTTTTAAAAAGTCATCTGGTTCTTTTAGTTTGATTTCGAGCATCTGCTCTGGATTCCATATTACATCATTCATTTTCTTCCACCTTTGTTTAGTTTTTTTCTTATAGTGGTTATTTGTTCTTTAGTTAGTATCTTCAGAGCCGTTTTAGCCTTTTCATTACTATAACCATAATACTCTTTTACATACTCTATGTCTTTAATTTTACCACTTCTGACATAAGGTTCAAATCGCTTTCGCTTTCTAATACTATTTAGTAAAAAGTCAAATTGTAACTTTTTGTCTAAATGATGCCTCATGTTAATCTCATTGACTAACATAATTGTGTCATTGTGTGGTGCTAGACATTTATTAACAATGTAAGGTGGATATTTCTTCTTCCAAGTTTCATCATCACTATCTAGTAACTTTTCTTTTGTGTAATTAATTGCGTTTAGATAATCTTTTAATTCGTACATTACTTAAACTTCACTTGTGACATGGTTTCTAACATAAATGCTAACATATTAATTTCTTGATCGGCTACAAATGCAGACTTGTATTGATAATCTGCAACTAACAAAACTAAATGTGGTACAGTTGATGGTTCAATCTTATCATACAATGTATCATATATCTTTTTAAATATAGACGCATCATTATCAAGATTGTTTACAACCCATTTACGAATAGATTTAAAATCTTTTTCTTTTAAGAATGTTACTAAATCTTTCATATTAGTTTCTGAAATACTAACTAATATACCTGAATCAATTTTACCTGATGCAGAATATCTTTGTAACTCATTCAATATTCTTCTCCAATCAGGGAAATGTTTTTGAATCAATTCAACAACTGGTCTTGGTTCAAAATCAATTTCTTCTTCAGTTAAAATAGTTTCTATTCTTTTGAAAAAAGTTTGTGCAAGTTTTGGTTTCTCAGCTGTGGGTATTACAAAATCAACACCAGAACATCTTGATTGTAAAGGTTCTAGAATTTTGTTTTTGTAATTACAAGTAAATATGAAACCACAATTCTTATGAAATTCTTCAATAAAACTTCTTAATGCAGGTTGAACAGATTCAGGATTGAGATAGTCTGCTTCGTCAAGAATAACATACTTTCTTTCACCACCAATAGACATTGTAGAAGCAAAGTTTTTTATCTTTGTTCTTAAAACATCTATCTGTCTACCTTCATCAGAACCATTGATTAGAATATAAGTACAACCTAATTCTTCTAATACTGCCTTTGCAACAGTAGTCTTTCCTACACCAGGCTTACCTGATAATAGTAAATTAGGTATGTGTTTATTATCTACAAATTTTTGAAATGTATTTTTTATTTCTTTTGGTAAAATACAATCACCAATCTTGTTGGGTCGATACTTCTCGACCCAAAGCATCACATCATTCATTATATAAACTCCTAACGATTATTAGTTAGATTCTAGTGCAATAAAATACTCTATATCTTTTTTCTTATGTTTAAAATTAGAGATACCTTTATCACTAACTTTAACATCATAATCGCCAGACAATAATTTTAAGTTTTCCACTTTAAAATTGTATGAAAAATCTGATTCTGCATTTTCACCAACTTTAATTGAAAAATCATTTGATGATTTATTTTTTCTATCTGTTATTAACAAATTGATATCAGAACCTTGAGTTCCCTGTAAAACTAAATCAGGAACATTCAATACTGCGGCTGCTTTTTGTATCTGTGCAAATATACTTTCTGTCAGAACAAATTCAACTGCAACATCAGGCATTGTTATTTCTGTTTTTGGTGCAGTAACAATTGTAGGGTCTGAAAAATAATAGTTTAAAGAACTGTTACCACTTTGTTCTTTAAGTTTTACACTATCACTAGAAAAAGATAAATCAGGTTCTTTAAATAATGATAATGCAGATAAAAATTCATTCAAGTCATATATTGCAAACTCTTGTGAAAAATTATCTGATACATTAGATAATGCAACAATGTTTTTCATTGCAGACATTGTAGCAATTTTACTACCACCTTTAACTAAAAGATTGGGATTGATTTGAGAAAAGTTTTTTAGAACTTCTCTTGTATCTTCACTTAATTTCATTACGATTTTCCTCATTTAATTGTTTAGTGACTTCTTCAACTCTACTGTATAAAACATCAACTGTTGTGTGTAAATGTCCTGTATCTGTAGGTTGAATTCTTTCTTTCAAGATTCTTATTTCATCCATCAAGAAAACTAGTCTATCAACATTGCTTATCATTTTTTACCTTTCAGTATTTCATCATGATTATAAATTGCCATGATTGTGTAATGTATTATCTTCATCAAATCATTACGATTGTATCCACTTTTCTTTCCATATCTTTGTGCATACTTCATAATGTTACCAATACAAAAACCTTCACCATGACCATTGTCCATTATAAATTCAGTTGCTTGAAATTTATTTCTGGAGTAATGTTCAGAGTATGTCTTTGCAACATACTCTGAAACATCTTTAAGGATTTTGTCCTCATTATACTTACAGTTTTTAATAGGCATACTGTGTATCGAGAACCTTTTCGATTCCTGCGGCTATGATAGCTTTAGAAGGTGTTCCAAGTCTATAATTGACTTCACCATCTACTTTATTTTCATAAATGCAGAAACCTCTTTTGCGAAGTGTATGAATTAACTTCGTAGGTGAGGTTAAGTCAAATCTGCTTCTTAAAGTTTTCCAAGAAACATTTTTGCCCTTCATAAGTAGATTTACTACTTTTTGAGTTTTACTTAACTTTTTATACATAATATATCTCCATAACGATTTAATAACAAATTATAACACAAAATAAACTTATTTGTCAAGTATTACTTTATGTCTATCAAACGAGGCTTCTTTTCCTCTGGAATGATTCTTTCAAGGTCAATAACCAAAAGTCCATGTTCTAATGATGCACCATTTACAACAACATCTTCAGCAAGGTTAAACTTTCTTTCAAAATGTCTTTTTGAAATACCTCTGTGTAGATATTCTTGATCGTCATCTTTAGAAACATCTTTTGTTCTTATAACAAGAACATTTTCTTTGGTTTCAATTTCGATATCATCTTTTTGAAAACCAGCAAGTGCAATTTCAATTTTGTACTTGTCGTCTTTCTCATGAATGATATTGTATGGTGGGTAGCTTTGATTAGAATATACATCATCTAATAATCTATCGAACATTCTATCAAAACCAATTGAGTATGTTTTGACCCTAGCAGGGTCGAGGTGTGCTAATGAATTTACCATTGTATTATCTCCTATTTAGCAAGATTAAAATGTAATACCCATAAGGCATATTACGATAACTATTTATACAAAAAGTATAAAAGAAATGATAATTTTTTTCTTTTTGGTGAGTGTAAAAAATTATCAAAAAACATTAACTCGGCAATTTAAGTTTCGTTTTTAGGAAAAATAAACTTAGCGCAGATGCTGAAACAAAACCGTAAAAGTTTTTTTTGGTTACGGATTAAAAACTTTCTGAAAACATATCCGTTCATATGAGGCTACCTAATAGGACTACCTCTGAACCTTAAGCAACTTCAGCATACTCAAGTGCTTTATCCAAAGCGTTGAGTTTAACTTTACGATTTCTACCGTACCATGCAGATACAAGTCTTGAATCGTTTTCTCTACCTTGCAAATGGTCAGTCATGTAAGTAACAGCATTAAATGCTTGCCACCATGAACCCTCACCATATTTTGCACCAGGCTGAGTTTGTAAGTTATCATGTGCAAGTGAAGCGTTTCTAGAATTTTCACCAAAAACATCATTGAAGTATGCAGTAACATTTTCAGCAGTATATCTTTTTTTACCAAGAAATTGTGCCATTGATTTGTACTGTTCCATCTTCTCTCTTGCAATACCCATTTGTTGTTTAACTTCTTCTGCATCAAATGGTTTTCTATGATTTACTGTTAACATTTTATCTGTACTTTGATTTAAAGACAATGTTAAAGTATTATTACATACAACTCGAACAGGTGTCATTCTGATATCAATACATTTACCAAACTTGTGTGGGTTTGTAAATAAGAAATAATTATCAGTAATATCACCATTGAATAATTCAAATGAATCTTTTGTTTTAGCAAGAGCCCAAACAATTTCACCATTTTTCAACGAACCTGCTGTGTGCATTTCCATATCACCTGCATTTACATATTCAGTAAAAAAATCAAATGCTTCTGAATTTTGAACTGGATTCCAATTAGAACCAACAATATCTAAAACAGTATTATCTGATTGTCTTACAAGTGCTCTTTTACCATGCACTTCTGCACCAGATGATGTTGTAATAGTTTCTTTCTCAACTTTCCAATCAAGACCTGCTTTTCTCATAAATTGTTCAGTTGTCAAGTCAGCAGGAACTTTCTCTCCAAGACCGTGCCATGGAACTTCACCTGCATAAGCCATTGTTTCTACATTGTGTGACATTTTTCTCTCCTTTAGTTAATTAAGTTTATGAGTACATTATACTTGTTTTGATAACATTTGTCAATACTTATAACGAAAAAAGAATTGTTTAAAATCAAGGACTTACTGAACCAGTTCTGTGAAATGTTTCCAATCTTTAACAAAATGTATATCTTTTCGATATTTGCCTTCATCTTTGTATTTTAAGTTGTAATCATGTTCCATGATAACAGATTTCAGTCCATGTGTCAAACCTGATTCTGCGTGTCTAGGTTTATCATCTAACCAGTAATAATTTGTTCCTTTGTATTCTGATAGAGCTTTAAGTTTACTTCCTCTAAATGGTGTCCATACTACTTTTGTGATTGCTTCACCAAAATACTTTTTAAGATTATGTACTCGTAATGCTTTAGAATAATAGTCACCACCAAATGCAGTTATCACATGAAACTCATAACCATATTCTTCATGTAATCTTTTTATACCTGCAACTGCATCTCTAATTGATGGAACAAATCTTACCCATGCAGAATGATTAAATTCTTGACATAACGCATCATGTTCATCTAAAGTTAAATCATATCGTTTTAATAACACTTGACCATAAACTTCATAAGATTCTATTGGTCTACTTTTGTAACCTCTTTTGTCCATCCATTTAGAAAAATGATTATACCAATCTAAAAGAACACCATCACAATCAGTTAGTATTACTTTCTTACTCATGACATTTCTTCTTTTCTTTTTAATGCCTGTTTTAGTTTTTTGTTTGCTTTTCTTTGTGCAAGTTCTAACTTTAATTTAGAAGCTAACATTGTAAAGTTTTTACCTTGCATATGATCGTACTCATGTTGAAATACTCTTGATGTTAGTCCTGTAAATTTACCAGTTTGTTCTTTACCTTCCATATCAAGATATGTAAACTCTATAAACTTTGGTCTTTTCAATGCTAAAAACAAAAATGGATATGTTAAACAACCCTCTGTAAACATTTCTGTTTCTTCTGATTCAAATGTAATTTTAGGATTAATATACAATTCAAATTCATCAGTTCGTAAATTTGTATACATAACAAATGCACGAATAGGTAAACCACATTGATTCGCACTCAAACCTATACCACGATAATTCTGCATAGTCTTTACTAAATTATCTTTTAACTCTTGTGGTGTTAGATTATGTTTTTCTTTTAATTCTTCAATAGTAATCTCTGGTAGTTTAACACTCAAAGATGGACTTGAAGAATCTAACAACTTATATACCATTATAACTCCTTCCTTATTTCATAAATTCTGCTAGTGGTGATATTACTTTTATTCTTGAATTTGCAATATCGTAATATTCCTTTTCTTTTTCAATTCCTATAAAATCAAAACTTTCATCTTTTGCGGCCATACCAGTTGAACCACTTCCCATGAATGGGTCTAATACTGTACCACCTTTTGGTGTTACCAGTCTGCAAAGATATTTCATTAACTTTAATGGTTTCACAGTTGGGTGTGTGTTCTTTCTTTCGACAACTCTGTTTAGACCAATACCTTGTCCTTTATCATATCCATCACCTTTACTCTGGGCTCCATTACTCATACCCACCTTTTTAGTATCAAAGTTATCTAATCCTTGATTTCTTTCAGACTTTGATGCTTTTGCACAATAGAAATATCTTGATGCAGAACCCTCATCTCCATATGATGTTGCGTTTCCTCTTTTCAATGGTGGTATCACACCTTTACTTGACTCACCTACTTTTGCATTACCATTAGATACAAAACCTTTTGAGTTTGGAAATATATCTTGTACGACATCACTACCATCATGTATAACATTTGCAGGGAATCTACCTCTTGGGTCTGCATCTGCAAATTCTGTTCCCTCTGCTTTCATACCAGAGTTTTTATTTGTCCAGACTCCATCTTCACTTCTTGATTTACGAACTACCTTTTTTCTTTTTACATTCTGTGTCTGACCAAAACTTAATTTGTCAATTCCTGTATTTTCTTTTGATTGTTTTCCTTGGTCACGAAAATCTGGATTAGTATCTGGATATTTTGCATCACTATTTTCTGTTCTACAATCATCAATATTAATACCACCAGTTCCATGTTTTAATACATTATTTACAACAGACTTTTCTGATATTGGTTTTCTTGCCATTACGATTGGTTCATGTGCAGGCTTGAGTGAAGTTCCCCAACCCTTTCCAATATTCATACTCTTTGGAAATCCACTTCCATACAACCACATAATCTGATCTCTGATTTCAAATCCAGCATCTTCTACTGCAACTGCCATTCTATGATAAGTTCTACTTCCAGAAAATGCAAGTAAATGACCACCAGGCTTCAATAGTTTAAAACAAAGTTCCCAAGTTTCTTTACGAAATGCAATATCACCACCATCCCATTCTTTACCCATAAAACCAGTATTAACTCTAGTATAAAGTCCGTCTTTATCTGTACAAGGTGCAGAACCTTCTTTACCATATCTTTTTGTGATAGATGTTAAATGATATGGTGGGTCTGTTACAACTGAATCTACCTGAACACCATCATCAATAAGTTTTTCCATTTCTTTAATGCAATCACCATTAAGTAACAACATGACTAAAATTCCTTTCTTTCTTAAAATGAACAACACTTCTAAACTTATCATACAAAATATCTTGTTTGTGTGATATAACAAATATATTTTCGTCTTGAAAAGTATTCAATATTTTTAAAAACTCATCTGTACCATTTGCATCTAATGAGCTATCAAATATCTCATCAAGTATTAATAGATTTGTACTTACACTATTTTTCATCTTTGCAACAGCTCTCCAAGTGAATAATAATGCTAAATCTATTCTCATCTTTTCACCCTCTGAAAAGTTTGCATATGAAAATACATCTCTAAATCTTGACTTAATTGTTTCATTAAAATTTTCGTCAATGTTAAAGTTAACAAAAAAATCCATACTTGTCAAGTAAGTGTTTATTAACTTATTCATAATAGGTAAATATTGTTTTACAATCTTTGTTTTAATACCAGAATCTTGTAATAAATTCTTTGCAACATCAATATAAAATTTATCTACATTATATTTTTGTTTTAATTCTTCTAGTGTTTTTAATTCACCTTCAAGTGAACCTAACTTCTTTACATCTTCATCAGATATATCTTTATTACTATATTTTGTATTGTCTGATTCTAATTTACTATTAAACTTTTTCAATTCATTTAATGATGTTGTAAGTTTCGCAGTTTCTACTTTGATACCATCTAACTTTGTTTTACATTTATTCCATGCAGATAGTTTACCTTTTTCAGTTTTTTCCATATCTGAAAGTTCTTCTAAAGCTTTATCTAATTCTTTTATCTTTGTATTGAAATCATTTATCTTTTTCTGTTTAAATTCATCAGTAATGACTTGTTCACAGGTTGGACAATCATCATGATCTTTCCACCAATCAATCTGATTATCAAAATGTGATTTCTTGTTTTCTAATTTACCACTTGTTGAATTTATCTTTGTAACTTTCTTTGTACTTTCTTCATATGCAACAGAATCAATATTTTTATTTTCTTTATCATATTCTTCTTTGAAAGTATTTAATTCTTTTGTTTTACTATCAATAGTTTTATTGTTTTCTGATATCTGGTCATTGTTACTCTTAATAATTGATTCTTTGTTTTCACTTAAATCTTTTATATACTTCTTATGTAAGTCTATTTCTTTTTGAGTGATAACCATTTTATTTTCTAATGCAGTTGTATTCTCTAGTAGTTCTTTTGCTTTTGTTTTGAGAATAACATTCATTAAAGAAAATATTTTTATATCTAAAATATCTTCAACAACTTCTCGTCTTACTTTTGATGACAATTGCATAAAAGGAACAAATGTTGATGTTCCTAAAATAACAACTTGAGTAAATGAACGATAGTTTAATTTTAGAATATGTTGTTCTAATTGTTCTTGATAATCTTTTGCGGCCGCATCTTGATTCATTAATGTGTCATCAACATAAACTTCAAACTTGTTTGGTTTTATACCACGAACAATTTTTACATACTTACCATTTGTTTCAAGTTCTATTTCAACTACAGTTCCTGATTCGTTTATTGAATTTACTAATTGTGATTTTGTGATTGTTCGATATGGTCTACCAAATAAACCAAAACATAGTGCATCAAGAATGGTAGATTTACCTGCACCATTTTCACCTACAAATAATGTTGTAGGATTTCTATCAATCTGAATTTCTGTAAAGTTATTACCTGTACTTAACAGATTCTTATATCTCACATATTTAAACTTTAACATTAGGCATTTCCCAACCATAATAAAGTACATTAAATGATATTGATACTCTTTCTAAATCGTCTTTATTTTTTTCTACTGAATGAGGTATATATGAGGGAAATAATAATATTCTTCCTTCTACTGGTGAATAGTATACTCCATCTGCGTTTAATTCAGAACGATCATTTATTTTTCCATAAGAATTAATAAGAAAACTTTCATAAAAATTTCTTTCAAAACGAATTAAACCTGATTGTTCACTAGACTTCACATAATATACTCCTGAAAATGTTGTGCCAGGATGAATATGAGTTGAATTATAACAATCTTTATTATTAATATTAATCCAAGAATTTCCAATTTTTATATTTTTATGTTTTTCTTTATAGTTACAATCAATTATAGCCTGATTAGCCATGTTCATTATAGCAAAAAATAAATCTTTTATTGGTTTTACACTTAAATATTTTTCTAAATCTATGTCACTAGATTGCCAACCACCATGGTTAGATTTATTTGCACCTTTAGGATCATTTTTTTGAATCTCTTTACACCAATCGTAAATTTCTTTATTGTTAATATCAAAGTCTGCACTCCATATTGGTGTAGGAAATATTCTATCTAAATGTACATTCATAATTCTAAATCACTAGCTTCAACATATAAAGATTTCATCATACTTGTTAATCTTTTCTTATCAATATCAACATCAAGTTCTTCAATATACTTTTCTAATAAAGTTGTGGTATCTTCTGCATTTTCTACAATTTCATCAGATACATTTTCTGCACTTAAATCAGAAAAATCTTCTACAATCTTTACTTCGTATGTTCCTGCTTTTGTTAAACAAGTGTCAATAAATCTATCAAACTTATACAAGTCTTTTTTATTTACAACAATTACTTTTACATATTTTTCATTTAATTGTGTAAAATCAAATTTATCATAATCATTAGTTGTATCATCATAATAAACTTTATGGTATATTGTATATGGATTTTCTATTCTTGTCAAGTTTCTTGTTTCTGTATCGAAAACATGAAAACCTTTTGGGTCTTGATAATCAGCCCAAGTGATTTGATATGTTGTTCCAAGATAAAAAATATGACCATCATCAGACTTCTTGTGAAAGTGACCAGAAAATACTGTATCAAACATTTGAAACATATCTCTAGGATAACCATTTTCAGAAAATTGTCCTTTGTGCATTTCAAAACCATTTATTTCTAAATGACCAAAACAAACTTGTGCATTTGTTTCTTTCATTTGTTTAACAGTATTATTATAATTTTCTACATTAATCCAAGGAATAAAAAATAAAGGCAAACCATCAAATTCAACAGTTTGACATTCTGAATATATTTTTATTTTATCTGATTTACCATTTACTAATTCATCTAAAGAATTTACATCATTTGTATTTTTATAGAATGTATCATGATTACCAACTAACATATGTAAGTTGATATTTAAATCTATAAATCTTTGAATAAACTTTTCTCTAAAGTCTTTTGCAATCTTATATGATACAAATTTTCTTCTATCCATAACATCACCAAGATGTATAACTGTATCAATGTTATTTTCTTGTATGTAAGGAAAAAATGTATTATCCCAAAACTTATAGAAATAAGAATTGAAATTATCATTATCATTTCTTGCACCGAAATGAGTGTCAGTAATTAAAGCTATCTTCATATTTTATCAACTAAACCTGAATGTGTAGGAAATGATATTTGTTGTATTTCATTATTATCAAGTTTTCTTAAAAAATTAAGATGTGATTCACTTTGCGTTTCGACTACTGATTTAAATAAATTTATTGTATCATCTATCGTGGGTGATAGATTTTCTGTACCTCTCATTATCATTTTATCAGTTTCTATCATACCCAAACCATATGCAACTGATAACCAACCATGATTATTAAAATTTACACCCCAAACATTTTTATCAACCATAAAGTGTTGATAATCACCATACTTAATTGTGTCTACCATATAGTTTACAAAATCACTAGATTTATAAGTTTCTCTAAATGATTTCCAAAATACACTATCTTTTCTTTTTCCTAGGTAATGAAAGTGAATAAAATCTTTTACATGATCTGATGAATTAGACATTATCCTACTATACATTTCTCTAATGTAATTTACATTATCTTTCTCATACAATGCGTGTTTTAAATTATTCAACTGCGATACTTGAGTTATAGTAAACATAATTGAAGTAGCCTCTAATGGTTCAACAAAACTAGAAGATAATCCTACTGCAATACAATTTTTATGCCAGAACTTTTCTAGTCTACCACCAGTAAATTTTATATTCTTTTTAACTTCTACTTCACCATATCTTTCTTCAATTTCTTTTATTGCATCATCAGTTGTTGTAAAGTTATTATCAAAAATATATCCTCTACCAATTCTATGTCTTAAAGGTATTTCAAATACCCAACCATTTTTCATTGCAACTGAATTTGTATATGACATTATTTCGTCATCAGGATTTGTATCTTTAGGAAATATAATTGCTTCATTTACAGCTAAATCTTTATATACTTTCCAATTGATATTATATTTTTTGTTCATAATTAATCTTGCAAAACCTGAACAGTCAAAAACAAAATCACATTCAATATCACCAAGTTCTTTAAGTTTCAAAGATTCAATATATCCATCTTCGTCTAAATTTGCATCTAGGTACTCATCATCAATAATTTCTATATTTCTTTCAATACATAAGTTTTTAAAATATTCTGTTACTAAAAAATTATCAAAATGTAAAGCATAACTTAAATTATTTAAACTAACTTTATTTTGTTCTGATAACATTGCACCTAAATGAGATTCATGAAAATTATAGTTTTTATGTATTCCATGTCTTACATAATCTGCATAACAACTAGTAGGCATTACGCCTGGTATGTGAAACATTTCTACATATTCTTTTGATGGTGTAAATGGATGATAGTAATAAGTATTATCACCATTCCAGTTTTCAAACTTTATACCATTCTTTATAGTTGATTTTGTTTTAGAAATAAAATCTTTTAAATTTATTCCTAAAAAATATTGCATGAAATGAACAACTGGTGGAACAACAGCTTCACCTACACCTATAGTTCCTTTTTCTTCACTCTGAACCACTACAACATCAGTTCTTATATTAGTTGTCATTCTTTGTAAAAACAATGCAGTCATATATCCTGCATTACCACCACCTAAAACTACTATTTTTTTATTTTTCATTTTTCTTTTTTTCCTCATCATAAAATTTTTCTAAACCTTTTGGTTCTATCTTTTTCTTTTTAGGTTTATAGACATCTTCATCAGGTAGATAATTTTGTTGTAAGTATTCTATGAATTGAGTGTGAGCTCCAACATCATCTTCTTCAGTTAAAATATCTACATTGAGATTCTGAATCATTTTATGTTTGATGTGTTGTTGTTTTTTCTCTTTCTGTATTCTACGAACAAATGCATAATATATGATTTGTGTAAAATAAGCAAAAGGATTCTTTGATTTTTCAGGATTGAAATTACTTGCATATTGTAGACAATTTTCTATACCATCAGAAATCATCTCATCACGATATGTGTAATTTATAAAGTTTGGTTTGTAAGATAAATGATTTGCAATTTTAAGAAAACATTCACCAATATAATTTGTTACTGGTGGTAAACCTTCATCTTCTTTTGCATTATTACACTTCTCTTTCCACTCTATCATAGCTTGTAGAAATTCTTTATTATCTACATAATGTTTTGTATCTTTAGTTGTCATTGTTCTTCCTCACTTGCATTGTCATATTATATACTTTTATAATAAAAGTGTCAAGTAACTAAAAAAAAATATTTAAATTTACTTGACACGACTTGACATTTATGATACTATTCTGTGTCGGTTTTGATAAAGTATTAGTGTAATAATTTACTTGGTGATAATAACGATCTAAACTTTTCTACGAGTTCATCTTCTATTTCATCAAGTTCTTTGTCAGTAGGTTCTTCAACATCTTCTAGGAAATCTTCATCTCTGTTTTTAAATTCAGTATTATATTTATTTAATTTATTTAAACAATATTCATAAAATTGAGATAAACCCTTTTCAGGTTTTGTAATTACTAATATTTTACTAACATCTATTTTGAAAGATTCATCTTCACAGAAATGAATCCATTTAGAAAAAGAAATTCTTTCTTCAAGAATACCTCTTTTATCACTTGGAATACTAACTAATTTTAAAGGATTAATAATTTTTATATAATTTTTTTCTTCATTAGTTGTAATATCACAAACGATTTCTTCACCACTTGTAAGTTTGAGTAGTCTATGTTTATCTATCATTCATCAGCCTCTGCTATTGTTAATTCACCTGCTTCTACTTGACGCATGATTTCTCTATAAATCCAATTGTCATCTGATATTGAAACAAAAGTAGTTACACCATCTATATCTACTATTACTTTGTCATTTTCTCCTGTAACTTGATGAGCTTCATATCTTGCATTAGTAAAAATCATTTTTAATTCTCCTATAATTCACAATCAACTGCATAATGAATAGCACCATAAGCACGATTATTTAGATTAAAACCATTGTTCTGACCTTCTGTAGAAACACTAGTAAAAGTATATCTTGTATTACCAATATTGTAATTCCTGTTTGCCCCATTGTCATATACATACATTTGTCCTGATGTGCCAGTATTTGGATTGTAAATTACAATAGAGGTTGGCGATCTTGTTCTTTTACGAACACCATAATGTGC